TTCCTAGCAATGGACAAAATAATCCTGCTCACGGCAGTTTTGTACGGTATGGAAAGGGTATTATTGAACACAAAGTATCTGTTAAGCGTCTAGATGATTACAATTTTACAGATGTAGATTTTATAAAAATAGATGTTGAACACTTTGAATTACAGGTATGCAAAGGTGCAGAAAATACGTTAAAAAGGTGTATGCCCACAGTGATGTTTGAAAACAAACGCAATGAAGCCAGCGATTGTAAGCACTTTTTAGAGAGTCTTGGCTACCAGACCAAAATGTTCAAGTCAGATACAGTGGCGTATAGATAAATACGTATATTATGAAAAGACTAGATATAAGCGATCAAACGGCAATCAGTATGCCAATGAAAAACTTGATTGCCATTGTGTCAGCAGTGGCAGTAGGAGTATGGGCATACTTTGGCGTAATTGAAAGACTGAACAAGTTAGAAACGCAAACAGTTTTGATAGAAAAAGACGTTACTGCTGAAGATGAAAGGCTACACAACGAAGTTAAACAAAATACAGAGTTTAGAATAAAATATCCTAGAGGTGAATTAGGTCAAAGTTCACAGGATATTGAACAATTCATGTTGATTGAGGATCTTTATAAATCAGTGGACAGAATGCAACAGCATCTAGATGACATGGCTAACAACAAAATTAATATTGAGTTCTTAACAAAACAATTAGAGAAGGCTCAAGAAAATATTGAAAAGTTAAAAGATGCTGACAGAGAAATTGTTTACAAAAACGGTAACGGTCATTAATGTTTAAGATGTTTGCAATCATCTGTTTTGCAACAGTATTAGATTGTAAAACAATGTATGAAGACCCGCCAAGAGCATTTGAAACAAAAGAAGAATGTTTAGCGGCGGCTGTTGTTAAAGAAGCAACAACAAGAGAACAGTTAACAGATGAAGAAGGTTTTTTGATTGTTGAACATTTAGAAGTGGGTTGTGAAAGGAACGAAACGATATGATAGAATCAGTTGTAGCCTTATTAATGTTTGTGAATGGTGAGATTAAAGAACACCGTATTCAGGACAACATGGCAAAATGCCTTAGAGGTAAAAGACAAGCCGAGAGACAATACAGTGCCAGTGTAAAATATCAATGTTGGAAAGGCGATGCCGAAACAGAGATATACATGGGCGAGAAGTCGATCAAAGCGATTATATTAAAATAATGGACAAACTTGTTTTTTGGATAATAGTAATTGGTATATCAGCCTATCTTGGCATATACGTTTGGTAACAACCAATAAATATTTCCATCACAGTTATGACAAAAAAATTAGAAGAACTATTAAATTTGCCTGAATCTCAGGAAATAGTGCAAGAAGAACAAGCAAAGTCAGAAGCACAAGACAAACAGCAAGAACAAAAAGCCAAATCCATACAAGCACAAAAAGAAACAATGCGTGATATTGCAGAGTTTGATAAGATTGCGGCGGCACTGCCTAAGGTAGACGGACTGGGTGAAATGGGCGATACAGAGTTAGATGACATTTCAAACAGAGCCAGCACTGCATACGAGGATTTAATGGACTTAGGAATGAATGTTGAAAGCAGATACTCTGCACGTATATTTGAGGTTGCAGGGCAGATGCTGAAGACTAATTTAGAGGCTAAAACTGCAAAATTGGACAAGAAACTTAAAATGGTTGAATTACAACTTAAAAAGCAGAAACAAGACCAGAAATCGGGCGATGCGGACTCTAATGTGATATCTGGCGAAGGATATGTGGTTTCAGACCGTAATAGTTTAATCGAGAAACTTAAAAAACTGGATAAATATAACAAAGACGGGAACAATGACAACAATGACAAGTAGATTACAAGAAATATTAACTGAAAGCAAGAAGACATACCCATTCAAAATAGGTATTGTTGGCGCTCCTAAAGACATAGATGTTGCACAATTAGAAACTGCACTACAAAAATTTGTAGTTGAAAAAATGAGTGCTGGTAAAAAGACACCTATTCAAAAGAGACCATTAGACTTTCCTGCATTAGAAAATACAGAAGTTACATATTTTGATGTTGAGTTAGGTTACCCAACAACAGCATACGGATTACAACAATACATTAAAAATTGCTGTGGTATTCAAGAGAGTCATTTGATTGTGAGAAATCCAAATGAACCACAAGAAGAATATCAAGAAGAAAAATCAGATGCTCCATATGAAGCAAAATTAAATTCACCATACGAAGACAGCAAAGATGAACAAAAGAGTGGTGGAAATAATAGAGTAATGGATCTATTAAAAGAACTTGAAAAAGAAAGAAAAGAAAGACAAGCACCCGATGCCGCAGGTGATATCAAAGCACCAAAAGACGGTGGCACAACATCTAAAGTAGATGATGGCAATAAAACTTCACCTATCTCTGGCAAGGCGAAAGGTAAATAATTATATGGACATTAGAGATTTTTTAAGAAAAGTAGATAGTATTCAAAACAAAGAGCAGATGAAAGAAGACGTGAAAAGAATACACGTTAAAGAAGCATCGCAAGTTATGTTATATGGTGACACACCAGAAGACATGAATGCTATTGCACAGATTTTTAAAAATGCAGGAGTAACTCCTCCAGCACCAGCACCAGTTGAAGGTCCTAAGCCAGAAGCAGAAGAAGTTGCGGCAACTGAAGAAGTTCCGGGCAAAGCATCAACAACTCCAAATCCAACATACAAAGATACAAAGTACATGACAAAAGATTTGTCAGGCGGTGCAAACGGTCCTAAAAAAATGTACAAAAAAGAATATCCTGGAGACAATCCAATGGCAGTAGAGCAAGAAGATAAAACATCTTCAATCAAAGAAGAACTACAAAAAGCCTACCAGGACTTCAAAAAAAAAGACTAGAACGTAAACTTACCAAACCAGAAAAGAAAAAAGCAGACTTTTATAAAAAAAAGTTTGACAAAAAAGGTCTGAAAAAAGACTTTAAGAAACGTTATGGCAAAGAAGGCGATGCTGTAATGTATGCTACCATTAATAAAATGGCAAAGAAGAACGCTTAATCACAAATAATTTACACCACCCTTTTACCCTATAAGTACACTATATGACTGAAGTGAATGCAGAAATAATTACACCTTTTGGACCATCAATTTTTAAAGTTAAGATACCAAAACAAATTATTGATGATCTTAATCAATATGTAGACAATACTGTCGCAGATGAAACAAAAGCAAATAAATTAAATCATGGCGATCAACTTATAGGTGACGTAACACAGGAATTTAAACTAGAAGAAGAATTTATGAAGCAAGTAGGTTGGTTAGGATTTTTAGGAAACTGCACATCAAATTGGATACAAAATGTAACAGGCAAAAAAATAAAAAATTTTGCACTTATAGATTCATGGATTGTAAGACAATTTGAAAATGAATACAATCCAATACATTATCATACAGGACATATATCAGGAGCAGGTTTTCTAAAATTACCATCAACGTTTGGTACACACGTACAAAGAAAAGAGAAGGAAGAAAAAGATTATTTCGGCGGTACATTAAACCTAGTACATGGTCAAAAATCATTTTTGTCTGAATCAGTATTTTCTATTAAACCTGAAGTAGGATATTTTTATTTTTTCCCACACTATTTGATGCACACTGTATATCCATTTAAAGATACATCTGAGGAAAGAAGATCGATATCTTTCAATGCAAAGATAGATAATGAAATTTTTGAAATGCTTTAGAAAGCAAGATAAGTACAATATATGAGTAATAAAAGTTTAGACGGTGTATTAACCAAAAAAGCACACCAACGTGAAAGATTTACAGAAGAGCAAATAGCGGATCTTGCCTCTTGTTCACATCCTAAAACTGGATTTGAATATTTTGCAAAGAAATATTTTTTTATACAACACCCTGTAAAAGGTAAATGTTTGTTTGAACCTTTTGAATATCAACAAAGGTTACTCCACAGTTATCACGATCATAGATTTAATATTAATATGTTACCAAGACAAAGTGGTAAGACAACCACTGCGGCTTGTTACCTTTTATGGTATGCAATGTTTCATCCAGATCAAACAATTCTTATTGCGGCACACAAATACACAGGTGCACAAGAGATTATGCAACGTATAAGATACGGTTATGAACTTTGTCCTGACTTTATAAGAGCAGGTGTAATCAACTACAACAAAGGTTCAATGGAGTTTGAAAACGGATCACGTATTGTTAGTGCGACAACAACTGGTAACACAGGTAGAGGTATGTCTATTTCACTTTTATACTGTGATGAGTTTGCATTTGTGAATCCAGGAATAGCACAAGAGTTTTGGACTTCTATTTCACCCACACTTGCAACAGGTGGTCGTGCAATTATTACATCAACACCAAACTCTGATGAAGATGTGTTTGCAACAATATGGAGAGAAAGTCAAAACAAATTTGATGAACATGGCAATGAACAAGAATTAGGTATAAATGGATTTCACGGATTTACAGCAAGTTGGGACGAACATCCAGATAGAGATGAAGATTGGAAAAAACAAGAACTTGGTCGTATTGGTGAAGAAAGATTTAGACGTGAGTACGGTTGCGAATTTTTAGTATTTGACGAAACACTAGTAAACAGTATGGTACTGTCTACTCTGGAAGGTGTAGAACCTAAAATTAACATGGGACAAACACGTTGGTACAAAAAGATGGATCCACAAAAAACATATGTGGTTGCTTTAGATCCTGCTATGGGTACTGGTGGCGACAATGCCGCAATACAAGTTTTAGAATTACCTACTTTTGAACAAGTTGCTGAGTGGAAACATAACACAACACCTGTGCCACAACAAGTAAGAATACTTAAAGACATCTGTAATCATATCAAAGATGAAACACAAAGTTCAGGTTCAAACATTTATTGGAGCGTTGAAAACAACACCATTGGAGAGTCAGCACTGTTAGTAATCAATGACTTTGGAGAAGACCAAATACCAGGTATGTTTGTGAGTGAACCTATTAGAAAAGGTCACATTAGAAAGTTCAGAAAAGGATTCAATACCACACACAAAACAAAAATTAGTGCCTGTTCAAGATTGAAAAACATGATTGAAAAAGGCAAGTTGAAAATATACAGCAAACCACTTATAAGCGAATTAAAAGCATTTGTGGCATCAGGATCATCATACAAAGCCAAGTCTGGAGAACATGACGATCTAGTGAGTGCTATGCTGTTGGCAATGCGTATTATTGCTGTATTGAAGGATTGGGATCCTAAAGTGTACACATCATTCAGTCAAGCAGACGAAGATACTGCTGACAAGGTAATGCCAATGCCTATCTTTGTAAGCCACTAACAGATAAATACCTTATATGAACCTTAGTATTATAGCAAAAGACCTTTTTAACAAGATCAGAGGGCAATTTCCTTCGGTACAGTTAGGTGATTCTCAGGGCACAATTACTAAAAAACCTGAAGAAGCAAGGTTTTTTGACTTTGATTTCAACCATGGTGGAAACACCCTTGGAAAGGTAAGTATTAGTATTAGTGAAGAAGATGGTCTTGTGGTACTACATAACAAAGACTTCACAGAAGGCACAGAAGAGGCAGTAAAAAATGCTTGGTACGGTTTTTTAAAAGAAATGGGCCAGTTTGCAAAAGCAAGAGTGCTTGGGTTTGATACTAGAGATATTACAAAAAGCAATCTTGAAAAAAGAGATTACGAATTTTTAGGAAAAGAGAAAGAGGTAGAACAAGTGAGCGAATCAAATTTATACGGAACAACAAAAACTAGTTTTCAATCTGTTGGTGAAGCACGTTTAGTTATTAAACACTCAGCACCAGTAGACCAAACAGTAGCAGGTGGCAGATCTCACAAAATAGAATCTATCTTTATTGAATCAAGTGCAGGTGAAAGATTCAAATATCCAATCAAACATTTAAATGGTGCAAGAGCAATGGCACGTCACGTATCAGAAGGTGGCAATCCATTTGATTCATTTGGCAAACACATAATTGGTTTATCAGAAGAATTAAGCAAATTGAGATCATTCAAAACTTACATTAATAGATCCAATGTGATGGCAGAAGGTTTAAAAGAATATCAATCAATTGTTGATGAAAGAATTGAAACAATTAAAACTGAATGTCAAAAATTACAAAGAGCGAATGCATACAAAGAAACATTTGAAAATTTCCAAGAGTCAACATTAGAAGAAGTTCCAGAAGATATCAAAAAGAATTGGATAGATGAATTGACAATCAAAACATTCAAAGAAGAATTACAAGATGTATTTCCATACATATACAAATTAGTTACAGAAAAAACTGCTGTACAATCACTAGATCCAGAATCATTTGAAGCACATGGTTATCAAGGTGGCACTGAACCTAGAAAATATGAATATGATTTAGTAGGTGACTTTGAACCTGAAAAAGCAGTAACAGATAAAGATGCAATGGATGTAAAAGAATTATTAAACAAAGCAGGTATTGAAGCAGATGTACAACCAAACGAAATGCGTTATCAAGGAATTGTAATTCACACAGATGCTCCAAGAGATGCAGTAGAAAAAGTTTTGGGTGGCATGATAGAAACTTTAAACACAGCAGATTCATTCAACGAATTCGAAGATGCAATGGAATCTATTGTTTCAGAAGACAACGAATTATTTTCAAATGATCCAGAAGAAAAAGATCAAGCAATCAAAAGATTAAATGCATTAATGGCAAAACATTTTCCTGTAGGTGTTAACGGCACAAACGGTATTGAAAGTCTAGCAGGTATAATTGATGATGAAGAATTCAATGACTCTATAAGAAATGCAAGTAAAGAAAACAGCGATGCTTGTTTGCGTCCAATGATTATGGATTATGTGATGAAAAGAGATCCACAAGTGGCAACAAGATTAGACACAGGTGACATGGACAACGAACCTAAAGAAGATGAAGCAATAACATTTGAAGACATCAAACCTTATGTGTCAATGTACAAAGGTGACGATGGTAAGACTGTGTTTGATGTGCTTAACAAAGACGGTGATTCAGTTAAAAAATTTAGTGATGCAAAAGCGGCAATGGAATACTTGCACAAAAATTTTGATGCATTAAGAAAAGGTGAAGTACAAAAAGAAAATCCTGAAGCAAATCAAGATATGTCAATGGATTATGAATTCACAGGTGACGATGGCGAAATGGCATACGGCACACTACACTACAAAGTTGTAAATGGACAAGTAGACCCTAACAGTTTAAGAGGTGAATCAGAATACAATGGTAATCATAAAGTGGATGATGAATTTGCAACAGACATGGTCAAGCCAGGTGGCTCTGATCACGAAGATGCACTTCAAGCCGCACAAGATGATTATGATTATGAATCAGACAGAATGCGTTCAAAATTTGAAAAAGCAGATGATGTCGTTGCAGATAAATCAACTGAAGTAGAAGAATTTGTAAAAAGTTTCTATGACTACACAAATAACCAATTTCCAAAAGGTGAAACAGCAGTTATCACAGCAGTAGAAAAGAAATTCGGTGACGCTCAAATCAAAACAGCACAAGAAGCCATTGCTAAATTAATGTCTGACAAAGATCCTAAAATGAGCAGAATTAAAAAATTGGCAGGCATCCAGTAATAAACTTTACCATTTCCGATTGACTAAATAGTAATATTAGTATATATTTGACAATATGTTTGTCTTGTGCTATACTAATATAAACAGGCACATAATAATAACAGGCAATATAGGAGGCTAAACATTATGGCAACATTAGCAGAAATAAGAGCGAAACTGAAAGAACAAGAAACAAAAACAGGTGGCTCTTCAAGAACAGGCGGAGACAACGCCATTTACCCATTTTGGAATCTAAAAGAAGGAGAACAGGCAACTGTTCGTTTCTTGCCAGATGGCGATAAAGAAAACACTTTTTTCTGGAAAGAGAGATTGATGATCAAACTTCCTTTCGCAGGAGTAAAAGGTGATACTGATTCAAGACCAACAACAGTACAAGTACCATGTATGGAAATGTATGGTGAAACTTGTCCAATACTTTCTGAAGTAAGAGGTTGGTTCAAGGATCCTAAATTAGAGGACATGGGAAGAAAATATTGGAAGAAAAGAAGTTATATCTTCCAAGGTTTTGTGAAAGATGATCCACTAAACGAAGAAAACACTCCAGAGAATCCAATTAGAAGATTCATAATTGGTCCACAAATATTCCAAATAATTAAAGGAGCATTGATGGATCCAGATATGGAAGATCTTCCAACAGACTCAACAAACGGTGTTGACTTCAGAATAATCAAAACATCAAAAGGTGGTTATGCTGATTATTCAACATCAACATGGTCAAGAAAATCAAGACCTTTAACTGAAGAAGAAAATAAAGCGATTGAATCCAATGGTCTATTTGACTTAAATGGTTTCCTTCCTAAAAAACCTTCTGAAGTAGAAGTTAAGGTAATGAAAGAGATGTTTGAGGCATCAGTTGACGGCGAAGCATATGATCAAGAAAAATTTGGTCAGTACTTTAGACCAGCAGGTGCTAGTTCAAGAACAGGAGATCCAGTTACTCCAAAAGCAGAAACACCTGCTCCGGAAGTAAAAGCGGAACCAGTTGCAGAAACTAAAACTCAAGAAGCACCAAAGCCTGCTACAGATGATAATAAATCAGGTAGTAAAGCAGAGGACATCTTGGCAATGATAAGAGCAAGACAACAAAAATAAAGAAGTATACTGTGGGGAGGCAACTCCCCACATAACTTAAAGGGAAAATATTATGGTAAAGGCATTTGACGTAAGTAAATTTAGAAAAAATTTAACAAAATCCATTACAGGTATGAGTGCTGGATTTCATGATCCAACAGATTGGATTTCAACAGGAAATTATGCACTTAACTATCTAGTAAGTGGAGATTTTAACAAAGGTATACCACTAGGCAAAGTAACTGTGTTTGCAGGCGAGTCTGGTTCTGGTAAATCTTATATTTGTGCAGGAAACATTGTAAAAGCGGCACAGGATCAAGGTATATTTGTTGTACTCGTTGATTCAGAAAACGCATTAGATGAACAATGGTTACACGCATTAGACGTAGACACAGATGAGAAAAAATTATTAAAACTTAATATGTCAATGATTGATGACGTTGCAAAAACTGTATCAACATTTATGACAGATTACAAAGCAATGTCAGAAGATGATCGTCCAAAAGTATTATTTGTGATAGATTCTTTGGGTATGTTGTTAACTCCAACAGATGTTGATCAGTTTGGCAAAGGTGATTTAAAAGGTGATATGGGTAGAAAACCTAAGGCACTAACGGCACTTGTAAGAAACTGCGTTAATATGTTTGGTAGTCACAATGTAGGACTTGTTGCAACTAACCACACATATGCATCGCAAGATATGTTTGATCCAGATGATAAAATATCAGGCGGACAAGGATTTATCTATGCAAGTTCAATTGTGGTTGCAATGCGTAAATTAAAATTAAAAGAAGATGAAGAAGGTAACAAAACAACTGATGTAAAAGGTATAAGAGCGGCTTGTAAAGTTATGAAAACAAGATATGCTAAACCTTTTGAAGGAGTGCAAGTTAAAATTCCATATGAAACAGGAATGAATCCTTACAGTGGACTTGTAGACTTGTTTGAGAAAAAAGGCATCTTAACTAAAGACGGCAACAGACTTAAATATGTTGACTCAAAAGGAACGGAAGTCAAAGAATATAGAAGAGTTTGGGAATCAGGTGGCGAACTATTAGATAATATAATGAAAGATTTTAGTAGTTTAGTACCTGCAGAAGACAAAGAAACTGTAAAAGAAGAGGAGTAAGATGTTATCTGGAAGTCAAGTTGTGGAACTATGGACATTTTTTAAAGAGTACATAGATAGAAAACAACCAATGGATGTTATTGCAGAAAAATTTGTAGACTTACTGGTGGATCACGGAGCAGAAGATGATGATTTAAAAGATGCTCTTGGCGCCGACGATGATTTAGACAAAGCAATTACATACTGTTTAGAAATCGAAGACTCGGAAGAAGAGGACTATTAATGTCAGGATGGTATCAAAAAATAGCCAAAGACATCAGTGCTATTCCTGATGCCATCAAACATTATGAAGACGAGTTACAACAAGCACGTTACGAAATAAAAATTAAAGGCAATGTTGAGAAAGCATCAGCAGATATGCCTGGTATCGTAGAACAAAGATTCAATCAACTGCAAGAAATCGAAGCAATATTGCAGTATATGAACATAGAATTACGTAGACTGCGTTCAAAACATTTCAAAAAATATTTAGAAAATTATCAAAGAGCACTATCCAGCAGAGACGTTGAAAAATATGTTGACGGTGAAGATGATGTTGTCGATTATGAAAAAATAATCAACGAATTTGCATTGTTAAGAAATAAATGGCTAGGAATCACAAAAGGACTAGACCAAAAACAATGGCAAATCACTAACATTGTTAAACTGAGAGTTGCTGGAATGGAAGACGCTTCTATATAAAGCACACCAAAAATACATTCCAATAAATATTCAAAATATGTCTTTAAAAATTCCAACATATGTCATAACCATGATGGGCGAACCATTCAGTGAAGCACTAGCACAAGAAACATTAGAATCACTTGGTAGATTTGGTGAACAAGGTCAAAAATTTCCTGCAACTCATGGAAATGATGTAGATTTACATTGGAAAGAACACGAATTAAAGCAATTTAAGATTGGGCAAAAATTTAAAACATTGAATCAAGGATTGATCGGATGTTTGCTGTCTCATTTAAGGTTATGGAAATTATGTAGAGAACAAAATGAACCTTTTTTGATACTAGAACATGATGCAGTGCAACTTCGTGAAATCCCAGAATATTTTTTAAGTAAATTTGAAGATGTATTACATCTTGACAGATATAGTAGAATTGTTCAAGATTACAACGCACATTGTTTAAGCAATCGAGGAGAAGGAATACATAATCACTGTGATAGAATTCCTGATTTGTCTGGTACAGAATTACTTAATAAGACAAGTATTAAAGGCAGTCACAGTTACATAATAACACCAATTGGTGCAAATAAAATGATCGATTATGTTTGGGCCAAGGGTGCATTAAGTCCAGATGTTGCACTAAATTCGGTTGCTGTAAATTTAAAATACACAGATACAAGTTATTTTCGAATAAATGAAAAATACTGGATCAACAAGAAAGGAAGAAGTGCAAATAGTTTTTGTAGACCAAAAAAATATAAAAAAGACCAATTGAAATATTACTAATGATTTTCGACAAACAAATAATTCAAGGTGACAAGCCTGAAAACAAACAATGCATAATTTATTATAGTTGTGACCCACAATACTGGGCAGAGCACGGGCAATACCTCGCAAGAAGCACATTATATTACAATGGCAAACAAAGTCATATTCACGTACACATGATTTATGAAGAAGGTCAAGAACATTCAATGAAACATTTAATAAAAAATCCAAGTATAACATATACATTTGAAAGACATCCGAAAGATTTTTATGATCAGTTTGAATTGAACAAAAAACATCCTGTATTCGCAAGAGGACCTGAAATTTGTCAAACAAAAAATGATTATGACCTAAAAAGAAAAATTTATTTGTCAAGTGCAAGATTTATGTTAATGAATAAACTTTTTGATCACTATCAACACGTGCTACAAATAGACGCAGACGGAATCTGTCGCAATACATTTGCCATACACGATTTTAAAAGAATTACAAGACAACCTTGTGCTATGAGAAAGCCAAAAGACCCATCAGTTTACATTGCTAGTTGTATTTCTCCAGGCATAGGATCAGCAGGCAGTGAATTTAAAACTGAACTGGCAAATAAAATGATAGATGCATTCAAAAAACCTATATATTGGTTTATTGACCAACACGTTTTAAAAGATATTTTGGATAAAAGGAATTTTGAGTCAATTCCTTACCATTGGAACAGTTGGGGACTAAAATCTGGAGGAGAAGTTTTTAGTACAGCAAAAGGCAAAAAGAAATATGGACACAGATACAAAAATTTGAAGTATACTTGGTTTACCGACAAGGAAAAATTAAGATATCATAAAGACAGGAACAAAAATTATGGAAAATCCTAAAGGTTACATAATATATGTGAAAAATCATGAATATTCGGTGCAATGGGCCAATGAAGCACTAGCATCTGGCAAAGCATTGGGTTGGAACCTTGAACTTTATGAAGGTGTTGATGGCACTAAACACAGTCTTGATGACTTTGGTGTAAAAATTTACCAAGCAAGTAAAAAATGTGTGCGTTTGCTATCCAGACCTGGGACACAAGGTTGTTTTTTAAGTCAATACAATTTATGGAAACAATGTGCGGGGCAAAAAGACGATATTTGTATTTTTGAACACGATGTTTTGTTTAAAAAAAGTTATTCAATGGAAAGAAATTTTAAAGATGTCATAAAATTCGAAGGATTTCGTCCAGCAAAACCTATGAACGTTGGACAATGGTGGGAAGGTGCAAGAGCCTACTGTATTAAACCAACAGGAGCAAAAAAAATTGTAAGTTGGATTAATAAAAATGGAGCCATGCCAGCAGATTGGTGTTTGAACAATGGAATTTGTAATGTTGACTTTGATTTAGATAACAAAGTTACATTTTCTAAGAAAAATTTTAGTTTTACAAAGGATTATAAATGAAAAAACTCATATTTCAAGTCAGTGTAGGCAAACCAAGTAAACTTTATACTACTTGTATTAATAGTGTTGCAGAGTATTGTAAAAAATACGGTATCGATCATATTGTTTTGACTGAACCTAAATTAAAAATACGACCTGACATGGAAAGAACAGGTAGAAGTAAAGAAGCAGTTGAAAGATTGGGTTATATGCCGATATATGAAAAAGAAAATGCCTTTGAATACTTTGATAGATACGACCAAGTTGCAATAGTTGACAGTGACATCTATATAAAATCCAATGCTCCTGATATTTTCTTAGATTTACCTTTAGAATACGATTTTGGCGGTGTTGCTGAAAGAGAATTACCATTAAATCACAAATATAAAAATAAAATTACAAAATATTCAAGAAGTGCATTCACAAATTTAAAAGACGTTGACTGGAAATGGAACCATTTAGGTGCAGAATTTTACAACATGGGCCTTATGGTTATGAATAAATCTTTTGCAAAATATCTAAAAGGTCAAACACCTAAAGAATTTATATCAAGACCTGAATTTAAGGATTTTGTGGATGGTGTTGGGTTTTACAAATGGAGTACAGATCAGATGTTATTGAACTGGTGGGTCAAAAAAGAAAAAATGAAAGTTAAAAATATGGACTGGCGTTGGAATTCACTATACACCGCAGTTGAAAAACACAAACAAAAAGAAAGTTACTTTGTTCACTTCTTTTTACGTGATAAATTACCACAACGTGGTGAAAACATAGAAGAAATATTGAAAAAAATATGAAACATTTAGTAATGAGAGCATACAGCACTATCAAAAAAAATTTCTTTTACGGAGCACCTGGTTTGGGCGACAGAATACATCACATAATGCTCTGTCACAATTATAGTGTAATGGAAAATACACCTGTCACACTGCATTTAACAAAATATCAATGGAATAGACATAAGCCAGACAGTTGGCCTGAAATTATTTCGCTGTTTCCAGAAGGAAAAATTTTTATTGAAAAACATTTAGATCACGAACCTAAAGACAATGAATCATTTTTAGAATTTGTTAAAAATTTAGGATATAAAAATGCAGAAGAGCAAATTTATGATGATTTCCCTCAAAGATTTGAACCTAAAAAAGGAATTCATTGTTCTAGGTATTTGAAATTATTTCCCAATTTATCAGCAAAAGTGCAACAGGATTTAAATTTGCCAAACAATAATTTTATTACGGTGCAATTTGATTCTACTTCTAAAAATAGAATGATGAAACAGAAAAACAGACAACAAATTCTAGCAAAATACAAAAATTATGAAAAAATTATTGTAGGCGGAGAATCGCCAAATCCATTATTAAAAAACAGTTTGGCACATATCGCTTTTGCAATGTCAAAAGCAAAATTTCATGTTGGCGTTGATAGTGGTTTTTTACATATGTCACAACTTTATTTTAATCCTGAGAAAATACACATATATACTACGAGAGATCCAAGTAAATGGAGTCATCATTTACGTCGCGGTTATAATAACGGAATGAAAATAAATTTAAAGGAAGAAATTTTATGATGTTTGGAAAAAACCCAGGGACAGATGAAACATGGAAACGTATTCCAGCAGGTAGTATTGGTGCAGAGTTAGGAGTATGGCAAGGAGATAGTGCTTTAAAATTTTTAAACCGTGCTAAACACATTCATTTAGTTGATGCTTGGGCTCCTGAAGTATTTAAAGGATCAAATGAATTTGGTGGCTACCAAGCATACCTAGAACGCTATTCAAAACTGACAGGAGAAGCAACTACAGAAGGCTTTCAAAGATATTACGACAAGATATACGAAGGTGTGAAAAAGAAATTTACCGGCAAGCCTGTTACAATACATCGAATGTCAACAGAACAATGGTTTAACACATTTGATCAAAAACTAGATTGGATATATGTAGATGCTAGTCATGGATATGAAGGCTGTCTACACGACTTAACAAAGGCAGTTGGTATGATTAAACCGGGAGGAAAACTATTTGGTGACGACTATGGACCGAAGAAACCTGGTGTACAAGATGCTGTAAATCAATTTATTAAAAACACAGGACACAAACTAAACAACTTCCACGACGATCAATTTGAGGTACAGTTATGAGTGTTATGGAGCAATTATTTCGCAAGTATGGGTGCGAAAAAATTTGGCATAGTTACAGCGACTTGTACGAAGCAGACTTTGAACCGATGCGTAATGAACCTATTAATATATTAGAAGTAGGAACATTCAGAGGTGAAAGTATCAATGTATGGTTAGAATATTTTCCTAATGCTACAATATATACTATCGATACATTTGGTAGAGTTGCACCAGAAGATTTACCTATGCTAAAAAATTCTAGAGTAAGTTATGCTAAACTAGATAGTACTGCCCCCGAATGTAACGAACATTTCAAAGCATTAGGACAGAAGTTTGATTTTATTATAGATGACGGACTACATACTCCAGAAGGACAACAAAAAACTTTTGATAATTTAATAGAGTTTACAGACACTTACTATATTGAAGATGTATGGAACTTAGACAAAGTTAACATGAGTCATCCTTGGATTAAAAGTCATTCAAATGATTTTACATCTAAAAAATGGAATAAATTACTTGAATCAATTGGAAAATACAAAGTTACACATCACGATTGGCGTTCAAAGAAAAAGCAAGACAGTTATATCTTAAAAGTTGTAAAATGAAAGCATTTATAATAACATTGATGAAAGATGTTTGGAGTTTGTCATATGCCGAACGTTGTTTGCAAAGTATTCAAGACACAGAAAGCGAGATTGAAGCAACACTTTTTGATGCCACAACTCCTGAAACAATTTTCCCTGTTGCGTGGACATGGCCCACAGGTAAAAAAATTACTTGCCCAAAAACAAATTTATTTCTTAAACCGTACAAAACTTATGACAATCATAAACGGATAGCCGCGGCACAAAGTCATTTTAGATTATGGCAAATGTGTGTGTCTATGAACGAACCTATTATGATATTAGAACATGATGCTTTATTCACAAAAAAATTTACAGCACAGGAAACTTCTGCCATACTAGTAGGAGCATATAGTATAAATGATCCAAGAGGCGCCACGTTCAAATCAAAAGATTATCATAATAATCTAGTTGATGGTTTTAATAAAGTGCCTTGGGTGGCACCTGAAAATATTCCACAAGGTTTACCAGGACATAGCGCCTATGTAATTACACCTTGGGCGGCTAAAGACATAATTGAAAAACAAGATA